AGTAAGATTAGGTAGATTGTAATTCTTTTTTTATTTGGTCAACTTCTTCGCACCAATCAGCAATTTCTTCTTTTAACATTACATTAGAAAAGCCTTTATACTTTACAAGATAAAGTTTACCCCAAACTCCTGTAGAATTGATGTCTTTAATTACTGGTTTTTCCATTATTTTATTAATAGATTATAAATTAATCCAATTGCATTGACAGATGCCAAAGTAAGATTGGTTACAATTAATGCAGGTTCTTTCCACATTATACTCACAACTAGCCAAAGTAATCCACCAATTAAATATAGTATTGGTCCCAAAGGATAAATGTTAAGTGATGTCATTGCAGTTGCAACAACCAGAACGGCCGTCGCTAACCACTTTAAATTAGTATCTAAGGCTTTCATATATTCCTATGTAATCAGCGAAGTAATAAAATCCGAACATTAACACATAACCAAATGCTACGATAGCAGCGGCTACCAATAGACTTTTTATATCATCTTTATTCATATTAAGAAGGTTTGTATTCATAAAAACCGTTAAGTTTAGCAGAATGAAATACAGTATCGTATTCTTTTATATCATCAAGTTCAAAACCTTCAAAATCATTTCTTTTTTCAAGATATTTTTCTAGTTTTTTTTTAGAAAACTTAATTGCCTCATCTTCATTATCGGCCATAATAGCCGTATCTATGTTTTTGATGTCACTCTCAAAGTACACAGTATAAGTTACGTTATATTTTGTCATATTATTATTAATTGTTAATATACATATAATATAACACGTAAAAATCAATAAAACAAGCGAAAAGCGCCATAGTTTTAAAGAAATAAAGCAGTAAAATCAATAACTTAACAACTATTTTTTGCCGGACTACGTTTGTTCTTGTGTTTTTTTCAAAAAAAATGAATATTTTTGATAAAGAATCACACTAAATAGTAAATATATGGCAAAAAAAACTGCAAGTAACACAAATACAAAAAAATCAAATAGAAAACCGAAATATACAAGTATCGGCAGAGGTTATACGAGCTCTTCTATGATGAATAAACACAAAAGACGAAGTTATAAGAAGTATAGAGGCCAAGGAAGATAATGCCAGGCGTTGCACGTAAAGATACAGACGCTGCCGGCGGCGTTGCAATTGAAGGAAGTGAAAATGTTTTTGTAAATAGTTTTGGAGTTGTTAGAATTGGCGATAGAGTTGCAGGACACGGATTGCCACCACATAGTCCATCACCACCTATGTCAGAAGGATCAACAAATGTATTTGTAAATGGTATCGGAGTGTGTAGAGCAGGTGATTCAGCATCTTGTGGCGATATTATTAGTGGTTCTGATAATGTTTCAGTAAATTAATATAAATATACATATGCCAAACTACGATGCTGGTTCTTTAAACAAAAGTAAAAGAGCCACAAAACAATATAGAGATTTAGATTTAGATTTTGGTCGTAATTCGGTAACAAATGATGTAAATAAATTAACTGATATTGAAGCTGTTAAGAGAAGTGTAAGAAATTTAATTAATACATCACACTTTGATAGGCCTTTTCATCCAGAAATAGGTTCAAGTGTAAGAGCAATGTTGTTTGAGCCAATGACGCCTCTAACTGCATTGAATTTACAAAGAAAAGTACAAGAAGTTTTGATTAATTTTGAACCAAGAATTAAATTAGTTCAAATAGTATCAAATCCGAATATTGATAGCAATTCATATGATTTAAGAATTTATTTTTACGTTATTGGTTCAAATGATCTGATAGAAGTACAAACATTTTTAGAAAGACTAAGATAAGATGGCAAGTAACAAATTAGAAGTATCAGATTTTGATTTTGATAGTATAAAAGCAAATTTAAAAACATTTTTACAAAGTCAAACAGAATTTCAAGATTATAATTTTGAAGGTTCAGGCTTTTCTATACTTTTAGATGTATTAGCATACAACACACACTATCTAGGCTTCAATGCTAATATGTTAGCAAACGAAATGTACTTAGACAGTGCTGACATACGAAAAAATATTGTGTCGTTAGCTAAAATGTTAAACTACACACCATCATCAGTAAGATCACCAGTAGCAAGTATAGATATTGAAGTAAATGATGCAACAGGTTCAACTTTAACAATGCCAAAAGGCACAATATTTACAACTACAGTTTCAGGAGTAGGCTATCAATATTTAACAAACGAAGATTATACAATTACACCTACAAATGGTGTATTTAATTTTTCAGATGTAGATATTTACGAAGGCACGTTAGTTACATTTAGATATACAGTTGATAATGAAGATCCAGACCAAAAATACATAATTCAAAATGCAAATGCTGATACAACAACACTCAAAGTATCAGTACAAGAAAGTTCTACAAATACAACTACAAACATTTATTCATTAGCAGGTGGTTTTAATAGTGTTACAGATACATCTAAAGTTTATTTTTTACAAGAAGTAGATGATGGTAAATTTGAAGTTTATTTTGGTGATGGTGTTTTAGGTGCGGCCGTTTCAACAGGCAATATAGTAATTTTAGAATATATTGTTACAAATAGAGATGAATCAAATGGAGCTTCTACATTTAGTTTAGCAACAACTATCGGTGGATTTTCTGATATTACAATTACAACTAATTCTGTATCACAAGGTGGTAATGCAGCTGAATCTAAAGAGTCAATTCGTTTTAATGCACCTTTAGGTTATGCCACACAAAATCGTGCTGTAACAACTTCTGATTATGAAACAATTGTAAAATCAATTTATCCTAATGCTCTATCAGTCAGTGCTTGGGGTGGAGAAGATGATGAAACTCCTGTTTATGGTACAGTTAAAATTGCAATCAAAGCGGCCAGTGGTTCTACATTGACAACTTCTACTAAAGCAAGTATAGTGGCATCATTAAAACCGTTTAATGTTGCTTCAGTAAGGCCAGTTATTGTAGATCCTGAAACAACTTCTGTTTTAATTACAAGTAATGTAAAATACGATTCAAGATTAACTACTAAATCAGCTGCAACTTTAAAATCGGATGTATTGAACACTATTACTGATTATAATACAAACACTTTACAGAAATTTGATGGTATATTCAGATATTCAAAACTATTAGGTTTAATTGACAACACAGATACAAGTATAATATCAAACATAACAACAATAAAAATTAAAAAAACATTTACACCTACTCTAAGTTCATCTACAAAATATAACATATACTTTAGAAACGCATTATATAATCCTGTGTCAGGTTACAATGCTTCACAAGGTGGTATTTTAGAGTCATCAGGATTTAAAATAAGTGGTGACACAACTAACATTTATTTTTTAGATGATGATGGTGCAGGTAATGTAAGAAGATATAGGTCATCAGGTGGAGTAAGAACATATGCAAATAATACGCAAGGCACAATTAGTTATGCAACAGGACAAATTACTTTAAATTCTTTAAACATAACAACAGTGGAAAATATAAGAGGTGAAGCTTCAACAGTTATAGAATTAATTGTTAAACCAAATTCAAACGATATTGTTCCAGTAAGAGATCAAATCGTAGAGATTGATGTTGAAAATTCTAATGTTACAGTGGAAGTAGATACTTTTATAGGTGGTTCAGCTGATGCAGGAGTGGGTTACTCAACTTCAACTAGCTATTAATTTTTTATGGCTATATTCAAAGATAAACTTTCAAACCTTATAGGTTCACAAGTACCTAATTTTGTACTTGACGACCATCCTAAATTTTTACAATTTTTAAAAACATATTATTCATTTATGGAAGCTGCCGAGTTAGCAGTTACATCAATTCAAACTACAGACGGCATTCAATTAGAAACTCAAACAAACCAATTGAATGAATTACTATTAGATGGCTCTCGTATTGATTCTGATAGAACAGCCTTAGATGAAGGAGATAAAATACTTTTAGAAAGTTCTACGTTTGGTAAATTTACAAGAGGTGAAACAATTGTAGGCCAAACTTCAAAAGCAACATCTACAATATTATCAGAAGATTTAGATAACAGTAGATTGTTCATTGTAGCACAAGATAAATTTATTATGGGAGAAACTATATTAGGCACATCTTCTAATGCAAGTGCTGTAGTTAATAATTACAAACCAAATCCAGTAAACAATATACAAGAGTTATTAAACTTTAGAGATCCTGATAAAGCTATATCTAATTTTTTAACTAACTTTAGAAATGAATTTTTAACTACGTTACCTGAAAATTTAAATTCTAATGTTAATAAAAGAAATTTAATCAAAAATGTTAAATCATTATACAAGTCAAAAGGTACAAAAACAGGACACGAAGTATTTTTTAGATTACTTTTTGATGAAGTATCAGAAACTTTTTATCCACGTGAACAAATTTTAAGAGTATCTGATGGTAAATTTACAACAAATAAAGTTTTAAGAGCTACAACCTTAGTAGGAGAAACTTCTAATTTAGTCGGCAGACCAATAACAGGTACAACATCAAATGCAACGGCTATAGTTGAAAGTGTAACTAAATTTTTAATTGGTTCTACTTCTATATCAGAATTTATTTTAAATTCAGATAGTATTAAAGGAAGTTTTGTTGTAGGTGAAAATATAACAGGAACAGTTGATGATATAGATGATATTTTAATTGAAGCAACAATTTCAGGCATACCTATCTCAAAAGTAATATCAAATGATGGATCTTTACATACAACAGCCGAGCCGGCAACAATAACAGGCGGAGGAGACGGTGCAATTATTCAAACTAAAACAATTGGTTCAGGTGGAATTACAGAAATAATTATAGACAATGCAGGAACAGGATATTCTATTGGCGATGATTTAATTTTTGTAAACACAAATACAAATGGTGCAGGAGCTGCAGGATTTATTTCTGTTGTTAACGGAGGATTTACACCTGAAGATAGCACAAGCACAACAGAAGAACACATTATATTAGAAGAAGCTACGACACAAGACGATACTTATTTTGGTAATAAACTTGTACAAGAATCAGGAACTGATATTGGCGATATAACAGATATATTTTTATATGACAATGGAGGAGGATATACTTCTTTACCTACGGTTACAATTAGTTCTTCAGGTACAGGTTCTATATTAAAAGCTTTTGGAAGCAAAATAGGTAGAGTATTAGATTTAAATATAGTTGAGTTAGGAATAAATCACCAATTATCTCCTACGCCGCCTGTTGTTAATTTATTTAAAAATTGTATTATTACAGGAGTAACAGGTACTTTTGCTGCAAATTCCAGTGTAACAATTAATGGTAGTGTTACAGCTACTGTAGTAAGTTTTAATTCTGTATTAGGTCTATTATCATTAAAAAACAATTCAGGTACAATTAGTGTAGGCAACACAGTTGTTGGTTCAAGTGGTTCAGCTACAATTAGAAAAATAGATGGTGCTACAGCTACTTTAACAATTGGTTCTGTTGCTGATACAGATGGTAGATTTATAAATGAAGATGGGTTTATTTCTGAAAGTACAATGAACATACAAGATAGTTTATACTATCAAGATTTTTCTTATGTTATAAAAGTTGCTAGATCAATTTCAGATTGGCGAGATGACTTTAAAAAAACCATGCATACTTCAGGTTTTTATTTAGCGTCCGAAGTTAATATACAAACTAAATTGAACGCTCGTATATCTATGCCTATCATAGGAAATGTTTCAGGTGTTATTGATGAGCCGTTCTTTGCAATTATTAATACATTATTTACAACAATTGTAGGAAGAAGATTAGGTACAATTGATGATGGCACAACTTTAAGAGCAAATGCTAAATTAGGTATACCTGCTGATTTTGATACAAGTACAATATCTCCTTTTAGTAATACAACACGAGATGTAACTTTAGTTAGAGTGCCTATAAGAATCGATTACACATCAAGAGTAAGAGATATATTTAATGGCATTACGATTAGTCAAGGTTATGGTTATGCCGGCCCACGTTATGGTACAATCAATAGAGAAGTTTTTAAAACATTTAAAACAACTGGCACAAATTATTCTATATCTGAATTAAGTAATAACGTTACTTTTGGTACAAGAACATCTTTAAATGGACAAGATAATACATTATTATTTTGTTCAACATACTTAGGTAGATTTATAAAAACAAAACTTACAATGCCAGCAGAAATTACAATAACAACTACACCATAAATGAGTATAAATAAGTAATAGGTTTGAATAACTTGTATAAATATAACAAAAGAAACTAAAAACTATGCCAGCAATTATAACAAATAAGTTTAGAATCAATAACGCTGAACAATTTAGCGAGTCATTTTCAGAAGCATCACCAGAAGTATACTACCTAGGTATTGGTAGACCTCAAGCATTTGCTACACAAACAAGAGGTGATTTAAGAACAGAAAACCAAGGCACAGATTCAGCTGCAATAACACCAGCCGATAGTGTTATAGAAGAATTTAATACGTTTGATGATTTACTGGCTGTTAAAAAAATTACAACTTCAGATACATCATTCGTAATACCAAGAAGAAACTGGACTACAACTACAGTCTATGATTATTACAGACACGATTATGGTAATCGTGTTACAGGCACAACTACAACACAAACAGCAAACAGTGGTGCAACAACTTTATTTGATGCAACGTTCTATGTATTAACTACAGCAAGAAACGTTTATAAATGTTTAGATAATAATGGTAATGCAGCTTCGACTACGGAACCAACAGGAACATCTACATCTATTTTAACAACTGCTGATGGTTATAAGTGGAAATATATGTATTCTTTATCGGCAACACAACAAGCAAATTTTTTATCAACAGATTTTATGGCCGTTGCTACAGATGCTACAATATCTTCAGCTGCTGTTGATGGTGCAATCAGCACAGTAAAAATTAAATCTGGCGGTACAGGTGGCACAAACGGAACATTTACAAGTATTCCAATAAGAGGCGATGGTACAGGCGGAACAATTTCTGCTGTAGTATCAGGAGGTGTTGTAACAACAGTAACAGTTACAAATGCTGGTTCAGGTTATACAATTGCATATGTAAGAAATGCTGATATAGTTTCTGCTGGTGCAACAAGTTTATCAGGCGCAGAAATAGATGTAATTATTCCACCAAAAGGTGGCCACGGATTTAATGCAGTAAAAGAATTAGGTGGTTTTTTTGTAATGATAAACGTAAGTTTAGAAGGAACAGAATCATCAAGCACAGGTGACTTTACAGCAGAAAACGATTTTAGAAGAATTGTTTTAATTAGAAATGCATTTTCAGGTGGTACAGCAGCTTCTGCTACAACATTAAGAGGAACAAAAGCGGTAAGATTTGCTGCTTCTCCTACACCAGGAACTTTTACAGTTGATGAAAAAATTACTCAAGCAACAACAGGTGCTGTAGGTAAAGTTGTAGAATATGATTCAACAAATAGAATTTTACATTACATACAAACAAGATTTAATGACGAAGGACTTAGTTCTTTAGGTAATAGAACTGCATTTTCAGGAGCAAATGTTATTACAGGTGCAACTTCAGCTGCTACAGGCACACCAAGTGCAACAGCAAGTGAAACTGCTGACCAAATTACATTTACAAGTGGTTATAAAGATACAGAAATAGATAGACATAAAGGTGACGTTTTGTATATTGAAAACAGAGCGCCAATAACAAGAGCTTCAGATCAAACTGAAAATATTAAATTAGTAATTGAGTTTTAGGGAGATTTATGCCAAGTCCAACAGACTTTAACCTCTCACCTTACTTTGATGACTACGCTGAGTCAAAGAAATTCCATAGAGTTCTTTTTAGACCAGCATTCGCAGTACAGGCTAGAGAGTTAACACAATCACAATCAATTCTTCAAAATCAAATTGAAAGAATATCAGACCATCTTTTTGAAAAAGGTGCAATGGTTCTTCCAGGAGAAATTGCTTTTGATTTAGATTATTATGCTGTAAAACTTACATCTAAAACATTTGCTACAGTTGCCGAATATATTGGTAAAGAATTAACAGGTGTTACATCAGGTGTTAGAGGTATTTGCGTTAATGCTGTTGTAACAGACGGTACAGATCCAGATACTCTATATGTAAAATATAATAAAACAG